GTCGGAATTGGCTTATTATGGTGTAAAGCAACGGCGTAAAAACGCGTCGCGACGGCGTAAGTCCCCCCCGGTCAGAACCTCGCCGGGTTTTGTGCACTACTCGTAGCGCGGCGTAAATCGTCTTTTTTTGGGGAAAACTGAGTTAACCAGGCCACCGTCCCACCACAATATCAAGAATGCCACCGGGGCCAAAATTCCAGTAGGCATCATTGGCCGGACCCCACGACAATGCAAGGTTTAGCCCTGCCCATGCTCCCTGGAATGACGCTTGCGCTGGGGTTGGCGTGCTCGTCAGAGACGTGCTGCTGCTGTAGGTGCCACTTACACTGGGGGCGGGGTCGGAACGGTACACCGTGCCGGATCGTGTGAATTGGGCTAAGGTTGTGTCTGGACGGGTTAACACCGTGCCGGAAGGATCCACAAACGAGACTGTCTCGGTCCAACTGACCGTGCGTGATAGGTTTCCGAGAGGGCCGGGCCCGCCGAGACTCAGGATTGTGGACAAGAATAGATTCTGGCCGAATACCCAATTTTTCGCGGGCCCAAACAATCTCACGGCGGGAATGACAGGCGGGCCGGGACTTCCTGCATTTCCCCACCAATAGGTCACCGACGACGCCGACGCGCCAGGCGCGGGCGATTCCGTCCACAATGCATCGGTGGTGAATGGGATATGGATTTGAGCGGAGCGCACGATCATATGTGGTAGCCGATTATTATAGGCGAGAACGACACGTTGAACGAGCTCTGGCCAAAACATTGGGCCGCGAGCCGAAAACTGGCGATTAGTGTTTTTGGGGGTGTCCATACCACCGCGTCCACGCGGCCCACTGTCGGACCTTGCTGTGTATGCGCCAGGATAATGCTAACCGGCAGTCCAGAGATCGGGTCCACAATCAGGGTGCCAGACGTGTCGTACATCAGCAATAGAATGAACACGCCACCTAGCCCTATTCCGGCTACGGGGGGGTTGGGCGCCACCGATTGATCGAAGTTAGTCGTAAACGAAAACACCTCGAACCCACACGCGATCGCACAGGTATGCCGCCTGTCGAACGGATAGGGCGTGCCGTGATTGGCTGGATCGCGCCATATCTGCGGGCCATAGACCACGCCATTTGGCCACGCGGGATTTGTGTAGTTCGTGCCACTGCCCGCGAAAGCGGGAAAGGGCAGCGAGACCGTATTATAGACCTTTTCAGGCACCAGTTTTCGGCGCAATCCCGGCCAGCCGACTGGCCGCACGGTATCCCTGGTTTGGCCGCTGCGGTCCCAACTCATTCGTCGTCGCTCTCTTTCGGCGTATGGGCGGCGGCGGCCGCTTTCTGGCGACGCTCCATATCCGCCTTGGGTGATGGGTCTAATATGCCGCGCAGTGAATTGCTCTGTGCCTGCGCGGATGCCGGAGCGGCAGGCGCAGCGGGCGGCTGTGCGGCCGCATTCGCGGCCGGCTTGGCCGCGGGCGGATTCGCACGGGCCGCTTTTGCGGCCTCGTCATTCTCGTGTAGTTTGTCGGCAGCCTCATTTGGCTGGCGGTTTTGGGTGCCCGCCATTGTGTTAAGCACAGCCAGATTGTCGGCTGCGCTGTTTTGCACGTGGCGCCCCTCGCGCTCGGCGGGCGTGTTGCTCAGGCGCCCCGAATTCATGACCTCATTTGTATTGTCGAACTCTTTTTGAATTGTGTTTTGGCCCTTGTCGAAACCCTGCTGCATGCCGCCCACGCCAGCGTCAAATGCCTGTTGAATCGTGCCTGTGCCCTTATCGAACCCGGCCTGCATGCCGCCCACGACGCCGTTGAACGCGCCCGCGAATGCGGCCCCGATCCCGCCCATGGGCCCCGCGACGCCCCTGCCCCCGGCGCCTGCGCCAGGTCCTGCCCGGTTGCCCGCGAAACTGCGTCCGGAGCGGGCGCCAGTGCCGGCCGTGGCCGAGACCAGGCCGCCCACGTGCGTGACCTGTGCCATGAAGTCGTAGACCACGCTGTTGATCGGGGCCTGGATGATATAATCCGTGTCCCCGCCCTGGCCTGTGACCTGTATCTTTTCGATGTACATGCCCGCGCGGAAGTCCGGCCGGATCCCGATCATGGCCCACGTCGATGTTCGTTTTATGAATTTCTTGTCCTTCACACGCCGTGTGGCGTGCGTGATCTGGCGCGCGGTGTCGTCTCGCAGGATGCGTGTCAACGGCACGGATGTGGGATAGCCAGTGCTGGCAGACGGTATATTCAGGATCGCGCTGGGATTGCTGCCTACCTGGTGATCCTCGTGATAGCCTTCGGGCGAATCGATATACAGCATCGGGCCGCCGCCCAGGTCCGTGGATTCCAGAGGATCGATTTGCCCGGCGCTTTGGTTGATTAGCTGCGCCTTGCGGATATCGAGTTCGCAGGCAATATTGATTTTGACGTTGTTTGCCGTGACGCTGTCCGGCCCCGATGTCAGGCTGCCGGTATAGATCAGGTCCTGCTGCGATCCCACATCGTCTGTCAGCCCATCCAGCCAGATCAGCCCGGTTGAATCGATGCGCACGCCAGAATTGGCGGTGACATCGTGATAGGCGTTTGGCGGGATTAGAGAGCCGGTATAAGCCACTTGAATGCGGATCGGAAATTGTATGCGAGTTTTGCGTCCGGATTGATCGATGTAATATTGCACCTGTTCTGGCAGTGTCGGGCGCGGCATGTTCAGGATTGGATAGGTGGTGAGATTGGCGAATTTACCCGCCACGCCAGCCAGGATCGTGGCCGAATGCGGGGTGTCGATTTCGTAGGCGCGCCAGACGCGCGGGATCAGCGCTCGGGCAATATTCCGCGCGCCATCGCTGTTGATCAGCGCGTAGGGATTGACGCCGGTGCCGTCGCATAACGCGCTGGGCATGTCCGTCCACTTTTCATTCGCGGCCGTATCCGGCTGCCGCGTGTAATACTTGGCATACGTGCGCGATCCGTCTGTCACGGGCGCGCCAGTTCCGCCGTTAATCATGAACGCGAATGCGGTCTGATCGTCGGTTGTCCACGATTTTTTCAGGGTCGCAGTGCCGCTCTGATCGTCCACGAATTCGGCCTCAACCACGACCGGATTGCCATCGACCAGGGCGCTTTCGCAGATGTCGCTGCCATCCTCGTCCAGCTCGAAATCGTAGGCGGTCCTGATGTCCCCGCCGCTGGCAATATCCCCGCCGCGAATCAGTGTGATGCTGGGGTTATTGGCGGGGCTGCCGCTGCTGCTATAAGGAGCATTATCGAGCGGATAGAAATTGATGGCGCTTTTGCCGCCGCCTGGATAGACCACGCACAGTCCGTATGTGGCGCTCATTTCAAGCGCCTGGCCTAACGCCTTCAGCATGGTCTCAGCCTGAAACGTGTGGTCGGGTAGTTTTTTATCCATGTTCGGATTACTGGGAAAATTGCACGTCGCATAATCCCAACTCAGGCGCTGGCTGACCGCCAGCGATCGCCAGGTATCGGCATTGATGCCGGCCAGCGCGCCGGCCGGCAGATTGGCTAAAGCGCACAGATATTTCAGGTACTTGCTGGGCGTCCAGGAACTGACCTTGCCCACGGTCAACGTGGTATCGGTATCCGAATCGTCCCAGCCCTGGCCGGTCTCGGCCAGTTCGGTGAAAACCGGCACGACGCCGGTGATGCCGGGGATCGTGGCGCCTACGCAGTTGTTGAGTCCCTTTGGGTTGACGCGGTTGATGAATTTCGAAATAAATTTTACCACGTTGTCCACGGGATCGTAGACCAGGCAGCCGCGAACCGGAATTTTACTTAGCAGGTGCCGATCGTCCCAGCATTCCCACACGATTGAATTGGGCTGGCCCAGATCGCGGCGTTTGCGCAGCGCGCCCAAAAATAACGGTTCGTAGCCGTTGTTGATTTGGACGCGGGATCCCGTGCGGAAAGGCCATGAGTATGCATTCAGGGTAATGTTGCCGGACACCTCGAATGCATTGCCGCCGATGCGCACAAAACATTTACTGGGCACTATCCCCGTGTTGTCTTCAATGGACAGGGCGGTGCAATAATCGTACAGGCTGCCGTCGATGACGACCGTGGGCTGAACGGCTTGCGCTTCGAGGCTGCTGAGATTGTCGTATGTGCCGTAGTTGGGCATGGATGATCCTTACTGGGAGCGCCGGCATCCTGCCGGCACACTGGCAAACGCGTGTCATGCCCTGGTGTCGCCACTGATTTGCCAGCCTGCCGCCAGGATGGCGGCGCTCCCAGTTATCCTCTACTCAGGAATAGTTGGGCGCTTTCAAGGGCGGGCATGGAATCGCTGCTAACGTCGATCAGCAAGTCTGGCGCGGCCGCGCCTTGCACGCCCTGGGCGTTGATGGCCTTGGCGCTCAGATAATAGATGGCGTCCGTGCCACCTGTGAAGCTGTATGTGAAGCTGGCGCTCTTCAGGTTTGCGCTGGTGCTGGCCAGCGACACGGCTGAAACGGTGGCTGTCTGGCCGCTGGAATTGTTCACGAAATTCGCGCCCACGGTCAGGTGCGTATCGTCGGCAATCGCGGTGATCGTTTGCGTTTCTGGCGCGCCTCCGGGGATCGTGATCGTGGCGCCGATCGGGAGCGACGTGAATGACGTGCCTGTGCCGACGACGGCCGCGCTGCCCGCCGATTTTTGGACCGTGCCTGCCACGGCGTTGGGTAGCGGCGCGGCGAAGTTGTAGCTGCCGGCTGGCGTGCGATAAAAGAGCGACATTCCAGTGGCGGCAGTCGGTTCGTTGATCGTGGAATAGATGCCGCGCACGGCCACTGTCTGTCCGGCCGTGATGGCCAGTGACAGCGCATTCAGCGCGGCCGCGTTGGGCGGTAGAGTGCTGTACACGCCCGTGGCGCTCAAGATCAGGTCCAGCGAATACATGTTTTTTTCTTCCACCCCGGCGTTCGTCGCGCGCAACAACACGCGGGCCGTGCCTGGGTACCCCGTAAACGCGGCCGCGGGAATGGCGATGGTGGTGGATCCGGCCACGGCCGTGGCGGCCGGGGCGTTCAAGTCCATCTGGCCGCCTGGCGCGCCCACATACGCGGTATACGTTGCGCCGGCTGTGACCGATGCTGTGAAGCCGAGTGTGATGCCGGCCGCGCCTGTGCCGCTGGCATAGGCCAGGTTTGTGGGCGGGCCCGGGGGCACTGCGATCGTCACTGGGGATCCCGCCGGCACGGTCAGCGTGCCGTTGACCCCGGTGTCGGATACTTCGATCAGGTTGTAATAATAGGTGCCATTGGCCAGATCGGCGCTCTCGGTCCAGATGCGCGAATCCAGACCGTCGTATGTGAGCGTGGCCACCACGACTAGCGGCGGGTTGGACGTGGCGCGCATGACGTTCATGGCTTTCGGCCAGCTAAAATAGAGTGTCACGCCAGTGGTAGTTGCGACCGTATTCGAGATTGTCACCGTGCCCGATACGCCGCTGCTGTTTGCGGCCGCAAGCGTCACGCTGAACGGACCGCCGCCGATCGCGGCCGTGCCCGTGGCGATAGCACTGAGCCCCTGGCGCAGCGTGACGGTGCAGTTGCCGCCCGAGACGCTCAAGTCGCAGAAGAGTTGACCCCAATTTTTCTTGCCCGACACGCCCGATGTATTGACACGCGATATGCCTGACAGGATCCAGTTGGAAGTATACCCGCCATCGGCCACGGCCGGCACGACCACACGGGGTTTCCAGTTCCAGGCCAGAGTCACGCGCGCGCTATCCGCTTCGAAGGTGCGTGCCACGCGCGCGATCTGGTAACCCGGATCTCCAAAGTGTCCCAGCCTGAGTATGCACAGGGCAATTTTGTTGCTGCCGTAAATGCCGGTCACGCGCACGGGCTGCGACTCGGCGCCCTCGGCAACGTACACGTTCTGCACCAGCACATCGTTATTGTAGATGCCAAAGTACGCGTTGCCGTAACCGGCGCGGGCCTTGAATACGAATAAAAACCCCATGGTGACGACGATGCGGTTGATGTACTCGATCGTCATCTGGGGGCTGCCGAGGCCGGCGGCGAGGGGACTACCGAAGCGCATGGTTGTTTTCCTGGGTAGAACGTCCGAGGCGGAGCTCGGACGCTACCGCTGTTGGCTGATTAATTATCCTACGGTAATTTGTTCACGCGCCACAACGCGGCCGCGCCATCGTATATTGCCACCACGACACTATTGACCGAGAACGCAATGTCGGCGGCTGCCGTGCAAAAAAATTGATTGGCGGCGCTGGACGAGGCTGAGAGGTGTTTGAGCGTGACTTGGAAACTGCCCGATCCGTTGTAGATGTGCCTGATTTCGCCGTCGTATCCGGCCACCATGCCCGTGACCAGCCATCCGCCTGCGGTGGCGATCCAGCGCTGCACCTCGGCTGACCCTGGCGCGTAATTGTTTGTGTTCGCCGTGATGGTCGTGGGTTGAACGACACGCTGTAAATTCGACCAGGCCAGGCCGCTGGCCTGAGTGCTGTCGGATTTCAGGACCTGCCCGTCCACTCCCACTGGCAAACGGATATTGTTTGTTACGTCACGTGTGACGAGATCGCCCTTCGTGGTGAGCGGCGATAAATTGTTGAACGCCCCCACGGCAGTGCCGTTGTTCGTCCCACCGTTGGCAACCGGCAACACGCCTGACACGTCCGTGGTTAACGCCGCCGCGCCATACGTGGGCAATCCCGCCGCGTTGCCGTGCAATAATGTTGTGGCGGTGCCCTGAGGCCCCTGCACGATCTGCGTGCCGTTGCTGACGGCGATGGCGCTGGCTGTCAGCGCCGTGCTGCTGTTTGTGCCGCCGTTGGCGATCGGCAGCGAATTGACAACCTTCGTGGTTAGATCGATTGTCGCGGCCGCGATCAGGGCGCCGGTGATCGAAAGATTTTGATGCCAGGACGTGCCGAATTTTGTGGGCGTGTTCACCAGCCCGGAGATCACGCCCGGATTGGCCAAAGTCTGCACCCGCCCGATAATCTGTTGGATCGTGTCCGCAGCCGTGGGCGCGGTCAGTGTCATGCCGCCGCCCGCCGCGAGATAGACGGGATTGCCCACCGCCGATCCTGTCGTGTCGAGACCCGCCGCTGTGAACGTGCCCCCAATATACGCGGTCCCGTTCGTGTTGTTTGCCAGCGCCGCAAGCAATAACACCAAGGCTGGCGCCGCCCCCGTCGCATTGGCCGCGCCGATCAGAAACGCCGCATTTGCCACGTCGTATCCGGTGACCGTGACAGGCCCGGCCGGCAGCGGCCCGCCCGTCGTGTTGCGCACCGCGAGCGCGCCGCCGCCCGCTTTGATAACGTTGGCGATATAGGTCAGCACCGATTGCCATTCGTTAGCCTCGGTGGCTGAGAATTCGATGGGCAGGTGCGAATACGCGCCAGACACCATGTTGTCGGAGGCGTTGTCCTTCTGGCGATAGGCGGTTGCGCCCTCGAAGATGGGTTTGCCGATCGTGTTGGCGTTGATGCCGAGAATTGACATTCTTTCTGTGCCCCTAAGTTTAGCTGTCCACGTCGAATGCGGCGGTCACGTCCATGCGCACGAATCCGGTTCTGCCGATTGCGAACGGGCGCTTGGCAATGTGCATCGAACCGTTCACCAGCATGCAGCGCGTGAAATTTATGCCGGTGGAATCGACGATCACCACGGCGGTGTTCTCCCAGGCGTTGCGGTCGGACTGGAAGGCGCTGTGGACGTTGGCCAGCGAATCGACGTAGGCGGCGTCCATCTGGATCGTGCCGCCATCGCGGTTGCCGTGGATCAGGAAACGCCCGTTGGATCCGGGCGCGTGAAAGCGGATGTACTGGTAATTCAGCGACGTGGGATAACAGCCGAGGCTCTTGCGGCCGGCGCTGGTGTTTAGGGCGCCGAAATTGACGCCGCCGATGGTGTGTGTGAGTCCAGCCATAAGTGAGAAGTGAGAATATAGCAGTGAGAAACGAGTTGCTCTCTTCTCACTTCTATATTCTCTTTCCTAAAATGAGTTCCAGCTCTGTTTATGGTGCATCTCTAATTTTTCCATCTCGCGAAAATGGGTCAGTTTCTGTTTTTCGATGGAACGGAACGACGGGTTTTCGTCTTCGATTTTGGCGAGGTCCCGTTTGTGCTCCGCTTCCATGGCCGCATGGCGTTTCATTTTTTCTTCAGCGCTCTTGACGTGATCCAGCACGAACTTTTGGATCGCGGCTGACACCTCGGTCTCTTTGGCGTTGGCATGCCCCACGGCGGCGATGGCCTGGCGCCGGCTGTAGCCCGCGGACTCTGGATTTTTCACGGCCTTGGCCATGTCGGAAATTAGGCGCGCTTCGTTGGCTTGTTTTTCGGCTAAGCGTTCCTCTTTGAAATCGTCGAACGCATCCATGGGATGCATCGCCCTGGCGGCAACATCCGAGATCGTCAGGATGCGGTGCAGATCGTCCACCTTGCGATTGGCCTCGTTTGCGGCCATGCGATCTGCGAGCTGCCGGTTCTGTACGTCTATGCCGGCCTTCTGCCCGGCATCGATCAAATGCCCCTGTTCGGTCAGTTCCTGCGCCTCCAGGCGCGTGCGCTCTCCATGATAGATTCGCTCGCCGACCATATTGCCGAGCACCTCGCCGAGTTGGATCGCCATCTGCAACTCAGGCAGTGCCCGTCCTAGGCTTTCCATGCCTAGCGCGTGGCCGGCATGAGCCAGACCACGCAACGACACTCCGCCATGGGCCATGTGTCCGGCCGCGCGCATGACTGTCATCATTTTTCGTTTGAACGCGTCTGATTTTAAAAGGCTCTCTTCCAGGTCCTCTAATTTTTTAGGCACCGATCCCGGCAGATTCACAGGCGCACCCCTGCCGTCCGGCATGCGGTTGCCCTGCGTTGCCAGGGCGTCCACGGCGCTGCCTGGCATGCGGTTGCCCTGCGTTGCCAGGGCGTCCACGGCGCTGCCTGGCATGCGGTTACCCTGCGTCGTCAGGGCATCGACGGCGCTGCCCGGCATGCGGTTGCCCTGCATGGCCAGGGCCTGGCCTGGCGCGCCGGCGCCAAGTTGCGCCTGCATCGCGGTCAGTTGCTGCATCTCGCTGATTTGCGTTTGCAGGCTGCGTTCGATCTCGGCGTTTTCAGCGCGGATGGCGTCGATGGTTCCGGTGTCTGCGCTGATGTTCATGGGTTGTTCGTTCGTACCGTAGGACGGGCTGCTAGCCCGTTCGTTGTATTCGTTTGGTTTTGCATCGAACGGGCTAGCAGCCCGTCCTACGGTGCGTTTTATTCGATCGTGACGTTCGATAGACTTTCGGCGCCCTGCTCCTTGGCCGCGCGCATTTGTGCGACTACATTTTGATTGTGGGCGTCGATCTGGTCTGGCGTGGGATCTGTGTCGGCGTCGGCATCTACCCCGTGCTGACGCGCGGGGCACTGATCTTCAGCGATCTTTATGCCCATGCCGGCGCACCATTCGGCTAGCGTAATGCCGGGGAATGCGGCGACATTGTAGACGCCGCGCAGCACGTAATCCGGCCACAGGTGGCAGTGGCGCGTGTCCTGGGCGCGCGCGCTGGCGCGCATGAATTCGCGCATGGCTTGGGACTGTGTCATGATTACTCCGTGAGATAGATTTTTATATTAACCACAAATCATAGAGCGCGGCGCCGCCACGCCGCGCTCCACGAACGAGAATTGAGCAATGAGAATCAAATTCCCGTTCTCACTACTCACTTCTCTATCCTCACTTCTATTTTTTAGCTCACTGGGGCCGTGCTGCCATCGGCACTTTCGTGCTGGAACAACAACACGGACGATCCGGCCTGCGCCCGGCCCTGTTGGGCGGGTTCGCAGCCGAGGAAAACCATGTTCAAGAACGTGATCGATATCGCGGCGCCCTTGCCGCTGATCTGCAACACCAGGCTGCTCTTGGTGCCAGGCACCAGCAATAGGCCCATTTTCACATCGCGGATGGTGATTCCGACGGTGCAAACCTGGTTGACCACGCCCAAAAATTGATTCAGGGCGCTATCGCCTGTCCAGTCTGGCAGCGCCGATCCGCTGTAGCGCATTTGCGCCATGATCGGGCCGCCCGTGCTGGAATCGTAGGTGTCGGCGTTGAACAGGACTGACTTGGGATAGATCGTGACGACTGCGGATGACATAGGGAACTCCTTGGAAGTGAGAAACGAGAAGTGAGTTACTGCAAGAGATCGGAATAGCCGTGGCCTGTGTAGATGCGCACGTAAATATTGGCGATCAATGCGTTGCGCGCGGCGATCAGCTCTGTCATTTCCTGGTCTGTGGGCGGGCCGTAAAAGGGGCGTTTGCGGTTGAGGGCCATGGCATAGACGCTCAACGGCACTTTTGCATACGGGGCCTGGCCTGTCTGTATCTCCAGCGTGATCGTGGCGGCCGTGGCGGTGGCGTTTCCGCCTGTGGCCGCCGTTCCCAGTGTGCCGCTGCGAATCAGTATCGGGCCTGGCGCATAACCCTGCCTGGCGCGCTGCCTGATTGTGGCGGGCATCAGTGCCGGCCATGAAGTTCCCGACGTTCCGCCCTGGGTGGCGAAGCGCCGCTTGACGATCTGGTTTAGGAAGCCCGTGCGCGCCAGTTTTGCATTGATCCCTTGCGCCAGTGTGGACGGATCGCGGATGGCCTCGCTGGCGTGTTTCAGCGCCCATAGGCGCCGGTTGTAGGCTGTTTTGATTTCGTCCTGGGTCATAAAGGCACGCACTTCAAAGGGACGTAAGGGACGGCAGGGACTAATGCATTTTGGTGTGATCGGCGATGTCTATTTTGGGGATATCAACATTGGCGTCGCCAAAGGCGTCACATAGGATTTTCGCCACAAGATCGTAATAGGCATAATGTTGCGCCATGATCATCAGGCCACCATACGTATACATCGGCGTCGTGTTTTCGTAGAGCAAATGCCTAATGTTTGCCTCGTCATTTGGGGCTGCCGCGATCGATTCCACGTTCCCCATCACGGCGTCGATGTTTGTGAAGGCATAGACGATGGCTCCCACATCTTTTATTTTAATCGTCGCCTGTTTCATTTGTGCAATCCCGCCAGAAACGCCGCTGTCAGTCTAAATAACTGTTTATCCCGTGGCGTCAATGTGTGGATGGGGGACGCGCCTTCGCACAATGCCTGCAATGTCATTGATAAACCTTCGGTTCCATAAGGGTACTGGCGCGTAATGTAGTCGCTGTAGTAGCCTGAATTTGGACGTCCGATTGCCTTTGGGTCGCCGTTTGGATAATTTTTGTTTGGCAGCGGGCTTTCTAGTGTGCCCGCGGTATCGAATACGATCTGAATCCTGTACGCATCGTAGAGTAGATTCTCATACTCGATTGCATGTCCCGTTTCGTGCGTTAATTCACCAGGCGTGGTCCGTGCAAATAAATTGATCCGTTTTATAAACGTCTCGCAGTCCGCGCGTTCGTCTTGTGGATGCAACGCCAATATATACTTCAATAGATCGGCATCGATCAGATGATCGCCCACAATCTGTTGAAGCACATTCATGGGCGGCGATTGGCGCGCCGCGCTTGCCCAGGCAGGCGTGATGCCCGGGGAATTCGCCAGAGCCTCGCTAAACTCTGCCGTGGTATGCGGGAATTTTTTAGCTGTCAGTTTCTGCGACATCAGGGCCAAACGGAATTTGTCGAACAAGTCTCGATTACTCTTGAAACTACTGGAGTCCAAATCGACGCCCAGCCCTTTCAGCACTGTGTCCTCGTGACCCATCATAATCTGGTTTGCGATGAGACGATTGTAATTCTGAGAGATATCGCCAATGTCTTTGGCCATCTGCGCCTGGCGCGCCGGATCCGCGAGATGCGGCAATTGACTGTTGTAGCCCGCGAGTCTCGTATCGACCGCCAGTTGCGCGGCTTGGATCGCGGCCGGGTCATTCGCAAGCGGGGTCATTTTCAATAAAACTTTATGGTCCAACGGCTGTGGGACGGGCGTGCCAGAGGGCTGTTTCGGCGCCGGTCCGGATGGCGGCGGTGCGCCAGGTCCGCTTGGCGCCGCATTGGGACTGTCGTTCAGAAAATCTAAAAACGCCTGGCGGCGCTCTGACGGATCGAGAGCCAATATGCGGCGCGCGTCTGGCGCCACATGCTCGTAACCTGGCGGGATCGGGACGGCGATGGCTCGGCTGTGGGGATGCGCTCCGAGATTTGCCAGGCCCGTGTCGGCGTATTCTTTCGCGTCGATGATGCGCGCGTCGCTGCCGTCGAGATGAAAGAATTTTGTGGCCTTCATCTCGTCTGCCATGGTGTCGGCCACGCGCCTGGCCATGGCCTGAAGGTGCGTGCCGAAACTGGCTTTGAGGTTTCTGTCCTGGCCTGGTGTCAGGTCCATGTTCGTGGCGTCGATCAAGTCTGGTTTCGATTTGTGCGCGTCGACGCCGGCTTCTAGCGCGTTGCGTTGCTGGCGCGTGGCCTCGGTCAGATTCTTGCCGACGTTTTCAGCGATGGCGCGGCCTTCGTCGCCCAGGATCGTTTCGGCTTCTGCGATTAGCGCCTCGATTGCGGTCATAGGGCAGGCACCAGTTTTAGCGTATCGCGCAGTGCGGCCGTAACCGTGGATGCGGTCTGTTTATTCAGCGTGCCGACATAGATTCCGGCGTCATTGCGCTGGCCGTCGATCCCGAATAATTCCTCGCCTCGCAGCACCGTTGCTCCAAGAATGCGGTCGGTGGCGTTTCTAAATTTCCACTTTTGGGCGCTGCCGGGATTGACGCCGCCGCGTTTGTCGTAGGGCAACTGATCCAGATTCGCGGAGATCTTGTCGCGGGCCTGCGTGCGGTAGACCGTCCAGGCGGCCAGGCGCGCGGCGTATTCGCGGTCGATCCAGGCGTGCCATGCGGCCTGGGCGGCTTGCCAGCCGGATAGGTAGGCAACGAGGTCGGTTAGTTTTTCGGCGTCGTCGGGAGTCATAAGGGACCGAAGGGACTGAAGGGACGTAAGGACTACGGACTACGGATGAGAGGCAACGCCGCGAAAACCGAGGTGATCCGACGTGCCGGGGATGTTCGATTGCGAGGGTTGCACTGGCACGCAGGCAGGGACGCCTGCGCCACTACGTACTAACACGGTGTGCAGTGTTTTCACCAGGCGGGTGTTCTGGCGTTCGAGGTTTTTGATTTTCTTGCGTAGCCGTTTGTTGGTGGTCATAAAGGCCGTTCTCTGTGTTCTCTGTGCGTCTGTGGCGAACTGCTTTTATGGATCGGGGAACTCAATGCCGCCGTGCCCGTAATTCCCGAAGTCGAATATCACCAACCCCTGGCGTTTTGTGACGTCCACCTCGTGAAGGGCAAACCGGATTTTACTGGGGGGAATTTCTCCGGCGCCCGTGTAGGACGTGGGATCGTTGAGCGCCACAACAAAATTCAGCGCGGCATCCCATTGCGCATTCAGGTCGTTGTTCGATTGTGGATCGATCGCAAAGACCAGCTCGCCCAGGACGGTGCACGGATAAACTTCCAGCGTGGCGACGGTGGCGTCCTTCAGCCAGAAACTAAAACATGCCTGGGTGCCGTTCTGTGCCATCGATGGCGCGAACGCCTCGAAATTGTCCGTGTCCTGAAATCGGGTGTAGCCGCGGAATACGCGCGGCGTCAGTCCCTGCCAGAGTGGCGCGCCAGTGAACAGTGTGTACCCGGTGCAGATCGTATTGATGCGGTCCAGGGTTTTGGTTAGGAACGTTGTGCCGGCTGGCATTGGAGCTCCAGTGGTTAGTGGTTAGTGGACAGTGGTTAGTTACTAATCACTGTCCACTATCCACTGCCGTTAACCCGCCCCTGACACGAAGCGTTTTTGTTCCGCCAACGTCAGTTCGTACACGCGGCCGCCAGTGTCCAGCGGAATTTTTTGCAGCACTGAATACGTGCGGTTCGCGTACTTCGAACAGACACACGTATCGCCCATCAGCACGGCCTCCGGATCGCCCGCGGGCGGCGCCAGTCCGGTTTGATTAGCCGTCGCATAGATTTTCAGATAACGCACTTCCTGGACGATTCCCATGCCGTTGGGTGCGGCTTCCGTCCAATCCTTGAGTATGCGGCAGAGCAGCGTAAATGTCGATCCGCCGCGATGCGTGAATTGCACGGTGGTGCGAAAGGCTTTCGCGACGGCGAGTTTCGCCAGCGCGCGCCCGATAGAGATTTGTTCAGCCGGTCCGCCTGCCATGGCCTACCTCAACACGCGCGGGCCATTGCCGCCCCATTGCACCAGGTTCGAATCCGCGAAAAAACCGCCGGGCGGGCAAACGAAACCGATTAAATTGCTGATTGTCATGCGCACGCGGTCTCGGCGTTTGGCGTGGTTGACGAGCTGCCCCTTCGAGCTGCTGTCGGAATCGACGGTGAGTTCCGAGAAATCGGTAATATTATCCCACTCGACGATCTGGGTCTGGCACTCGATATAGGCGGTGGCGTTGACGGCGGCGAGCTGCGTGTTAAGCGCGGTCACGAGCGCCGAAAAATCGTAGGTGTTTCCGCCAGGGCCATACAAACTGATTATGCGGCCGGCGACGTAGGCGCTGCCGGATTGTGGTATGCCGAAAATTTTAAAAACCTTGGTGGTCTCGGCTGCGGTGAATAGACTGGCCATGGGTTACGCCTAAAGGATAGCCACAAAAATGCACAAAAAGCACAAAATTAACACATCTGTTTTTTGTGCTTTTTGTGCATTTTTGTGGCCAAAAGGGTGAATAGACTGGACATTTGTACACCTCACACAGCGCCATTTGCACGACAGCTCCGCGCGTGTGTGCGGGGTTGTTTGTCCGCACTGGCAACAATAGCAGAGATTGCGTATGCGGGTTTTCATTTTAAATTTTGCCCGCGTTGCTCTATAGGCCGCGGCGGGCGCGCGTGATAATTTATTTTGTCAGCGCGGATCCGGAGATCAGGTAGTCGCCCTCGTTGATCTGGATTTTGTTTTTGGATTTTGACCAGGTGCCGGTTTTGTCCTTCACGTAGACGCGCGCGTTTATTTTTTCGGCAATCCGCACGTCGTCATGAGGGGAGCTGATTATTACTCTGGTCCCGCCGCAGCCGCTCAACCAGGGCGTCATGCTCAGTAGTATCAGGCAGAGAATTTTCGACAGTGTCAGGCGCATGGATGGCTCCTATAATTGCGGTTGTTGCGATTTTGGCGATCTCTGTTTCCAGTGGCGCGAGTATCGCGCCGATTGAGATCGCGGCCTGTTCGGCGGGGGTCTGCGCGGATTTTAAAATCTGGCCTGCTACGGTGGCGGCGCCTAGTGCGACGGCGCTGGCACGTTTGGGATTGCGTTGCCCGTGAACGACGCGGGCGCGGCCTGCGTGGTTTGATTGTGCAGATAGGCCTCGACCAGTTTGGAGATGTGATCGGCGCCGTACATTTTAAACAGCGGGTTGCCGATGATCGTTTCAATCACACTCAGCGCGTTTTCCATTTTCGAACTGCCCATGGGTTTGAACGTTTTCGAGGCGGCCCAGGCGTCGGCGTAGTTCACCCCCTTGGCCACGGCGACGTCGATCAGATCGTTGACGCCGGCGATGGCATCGAGGTGGAATTTCGCGGCGATTTTGTGCGCGGCGAATGTGGACAGTGCCAGGAATGCCGCGCCGAACAGCGGGAGTAAATCCGAGAATAGACGGCCGATGAAGCCGGTCAGATCGCTGGCGTTGTCGGTCGGCGAGGCCGTTGCAGTCACGTCGGCACAGGGGATGAGAAGTGAGGCTTGAGAAGTGAGAAGTGAGTTCTCGATTCTCAATTCTCGTTTCTCGCTTCTCGCTGTTTGGTCGTTTACCTGGCTCAGAAATTTTCGCAGCACCGCGATTCCCACGATGCCCGCGGTGTCGTCTCGCATTTCGCCGCGCCCATCGCCCACGCCGCCGATCACCATGCCGGCGATTTCCCCGCGTTTGTTGTAGCACGGGGATCCGGACATGCCGTGAGCCATGCCGGGTTCACAGGACAGGACGGCTGCAATAGAGCAGCACGCCAGGCTGATGACTGGTTTGTTTTTGGGGCTGCCACTGATTCGCACGGGGCCGTCGTCTGGCGATAATTTCGCGGGATCCGGCAGATCGGCGTCGCATTTCAACAGACAGATATCCAGATCCTCGTTGCAAGAGACGTTGCGGCATTCGAGAAATTTATTTTGCACCTCGACGGTGATGTGCTCGTTGTCGTGGCAGACGTGCGCGGCGGTGATGCAATAGCGCGATCCGGGCAAACCGAATTCGGCCAGGTCAACGGCGCCGGCCGTGCCGTGGCTGTGCGAGGTGACATTACCGTTGGAGGTAAATGCGTCGACGCGCAAACCGTCAGCGGCACAAAGGGACATCAGGGACATCAGGGACAACAGGGACAACAGCAAAAAAGCGCGGATCAATTTAGATCCCTCCTAAAGACACAGAAAAAATAACAGGATTAAAATGGCGATGAACACGATCAGGTCGAAATTATTTGGCCGGGGTTCGGTCGAGAATTTTGTTGACGCTGTTTTTGATTTCATGGATTTCGGCGGCGGTGTTTTCGCGCATCACACGGTTGATCGTCGATTCTTCCTGCAGCATCGAGATCGAGCTGAACGTCCAATGCGCGGCGCTGACGGCCACGGCGAAACAGGTTACCAGCAACAGCGACGAGAACCACTGGGGCACTTTGACGGCGGCCAGATCGAGAGCGGATTCGGCGGGCATGATTTTTTTATGGCGTCCCGTACATGGCGAGCAACCCGGCGATGTCGTCCGAATTTAAAAACGAATGCAGTCTCGCATACATCGCCGCGTCTGGATTTTCAGAGTGACCTAATCCAAGCGCATGGCCCACCTCATGAAGTAAAATCGCGTCATAACTGCAATCAAAGTTTGGTCTGTCTGCGGCTGGAGCGCCACGATGCCACTTATACGATTGCCCGTTGACTATAATCATCGCCGAAATAAACCTGTCTCCGTAAATTGGACGAGTCACAGCCGGAGACGGAAAGTCTTGAAATAGCCGTGAATATACGAACGCGATTTGATAGGTATTCCATTCGTATTTCACGAGTTTGAATTTCAATTTTCCATGACTGGCCTGTTCATATTCTGAGAGCACGCCGATAGCCGCGAGCTTCATTTCTCGCGGCGTTTTTGGCGCAAACGAATATTCAATCGGTGTGGAATTCCAGGATACTGGATTGCTATTCGACGTGAGAAACTCGAACGCGAATGCGTGGGGTGGGACAAATATCAAGGCGAGCAATATCCGAATCCGAAACATTTAGGGGATATCCTGGATAATGAATGTAGAACCGACCAAAACGGACGAAGTGCCTACGGCAGCCGATTGAGCCATTTGGGCGGTCAATGTTCCTGCTGCGTTTACCGTGATCGTCCCTGTGATTTCTGCAAAGTCGGTGGTCCCTGACACCTGTGCAGACGCGCCTCCTAATGCCGTTTGACGAGCGTTGATCGTGTTCAAATTCGTTGAGTTGTTTACCATGTTGATCTGGTAGATTATCGCGGTTGCAGTGCATGTTCCGCCGATAGCGAGCTTCACACCTCCAGTGGCATCCAATGTCAAATGTAGAGTTGCCTTAAACGAATAGGTGCGACCTGCTGTTAGTGTTCCGGTTAATCCGGGCACATTTGCTAGAGTTGTATTTGTCACGGCATCATATTGCGCCGATGCACGCGATACGATTGCGCCGTTTGCCCATGCAAGAGTTCCGGTGGCATTTGTGGATTGTAGAAATTGATTCGGAGCGGGTGCCGAAGTAGGGAACGTATACGTCATTTGCGGCGCGCTTGCGCCCGCCTGAATGATTGTTGAATTTGCGCCGGTGGCATTGGCGAGGATTAACTGACCTGTACTCGTTCCGGCAACACCACTCGCAACTGTGTTGTCTGTAGCCAATGGGATATGAAACGTTGCAAGCGTGCTAGTCATTCCAAACGAATTCGTCGAGCCGTTACGCAGATAAAGCGTCCCTGCATTGCGCGTAGAAAATACTGAAAATGTCGCACCATCGGATTGCACGCAGGCACCCGGTCCTGATCCTGATGCCGTTGTACCAAGAATTAGATCACCCTCACCAGCACCAGAGATGACAATTTGCGCATATTTACTACCGCTACGGCCCTGAATCTCGAATAAATTAGCGGTCTGTGAATTATCAGCGGCCCCGCTACCTTGGATGACTAAACCCTTTTGAGTCGTCGCCGACGTTGCAATCAACGTATCCGCGAGCGCATCAGCCGTGGTAGCCGTGCCGAAAGTGTTCTGAGAGCCATTGACCGGGAATGCGCTTAACTTTCGCAGTTTTAAATCGCTAAACACGCCCGCCGTACCATTATTTATTTCCAGAATTCCAGCGGCGTTCCGATAAAGCGCAAGGTCTACAGTGCCAAACACGTTCAAACTACTTGTCCATTTAAGCATGCAATTGTTGGTAACTTGTATAATGCCCTGAGCAATATACTCAGCTCCAGTGACATTGTTGGATCCAAAAAGAAATCCAAATCCCGTATCGTTGCCACTAGAAAAATTTTGTGCCGCTGTAAAAATATTTGCCGTCCCCAGTAATGCCGCCGTGCCTGTTGCTGGGACGGTCAGTGTATTTGTGCCATTGTTGATGCCCGTGCCGCCGTTGGCCGGCTGGAGGATTCCCAGTATAAACGGCGAGGCCGCCCCGGCTGTCAAACCCAACAGCGTCAGGATCGCGGCCCAAATATATGACGATCGTCCGGATTGAATCGCGTCAGCCATATTAGTTACTGCCCTCGTAAATCAAAAACGTGGAACCCGCGTTCGTTGCGTGTTTGAATGCCACGCATTGCGCCGGCAATCGTTTGGTCGCGCCCGGTGGCAATGGCACGACGCTGGGGTTGTTGCCCTCGGTCGTGACGACTGCGCCGTTGTCGAGATTCAGGAATGATTGCACGGCGCCGTTGTTAAGCACGCTGCCGCCTGGCACGTTGAGTGTCACGGTTTGCGGGGTGGCGTCGGAGATGAATTCGCCGCCAGCGGGGCCGAATATGTTTGCCTGGGATGGCATGTGTTCTTCCTATGGTAGCGTCCGACCTCCGTGTCGGACGCACATCCGGCTGGCAATGCGCCGGCATAACCCGAACGTCCGACACGGAGGTCGGACGCTACCGCTAACTGATTGTGATGCCGCCGATTTGGCTGAGCAGCTCGACGATCGCGGTGATTTTGTGGTTGGTCGAGGCGCCGGCGCTGCGCGTAACGCGGGCGGTCACGGCGAATGTGTTGGACGCGCCGATGGCGCCAGCCACGGCGGGGACGGTGAGAATCGACACGCAATTTCCGGCCACGCCCACGGTTGCGGCGATTGCGTTTTTGGCGCTGGCCACGCAGAGCGCGTTTGCGCCCGCGATGCGGCTGATGGCTAGATCGTACAAACTGGTTTCGGCACTATCGCCGTCGCCCAACATGCCGGTGAGACAGACGCGGATCCCGGCAGCGCTGAGCGCGTTCGGGATCGTGATCGTGAACAACAGCACGTCGGCGGCATCGGCCATGCCCACGATCTGTTTGACTAGGCGGTTGCCGTTGCCGTTGCCGCCCAGGGCGGCCGAAACGTTCAGGCTTTGGATTGCGGCGCCTTCGATGATTTGCTGGCCGGCCTTAATCGCCAGACCATCGTTGAATAATTTTTGGCCTGTGAACAATTCTGCCGATTCGATTACCGCGCCGCTCATATTTTTCGCGTCCTATTTTGGGCTTGTGTGAAAAGATTGCCGTTTGGGTTGAATTGCACCGCGCCGGAAGGGCAAAAACGGCGCTGGGGGCGTTTCTGCATTGCTGAAATGGGTAGATTGCTACTTTGGGTCGGTTTTTGTGGATTTTGTCGCTGGCGCGCTTTTGGGCGAGTCTATGGGAAGAATGGGCGGAATGGGAACGTTGGGAACGTAGTGTGGGATGCGGGACATGCCTGGGCCCGATGCCACGTCGCCGATATGCCTGACGTTGCCGACGTGGTTGACGCGGGGTTTGCCGTGTGGGCTGGAAAAATCGACGCTCAGGTCAACGATGGGGATCTTGGGAAGGCTGGCCTCTGTCGCGGCCGGCTGGCTGCCCACTTCGTTGAACCCGGCTTGCGGGCGGATCAGCAGGCAGCGGTACCAATGCCCGCCACGCGGGTCTAATTTATCGGTGTCGATTCCACCGCGCCCAGTTTGCCAGCGCGTGGCCGCGCTGTCCGGATCGGCGGCCAGATGGAATGTGGCGCCATCCTGGCCCGACTCGCGGAAGAGAACCTGCGTCAGCACCGGTTTCCCGTATTGATCGTGTTCGGGGACACAATAGACGCGCGGCCCATCCGTGTAATCGGCTGGGTTTGTCAGGTGTTCGATCGCGGCGGGATAAACCTTGCCGTCGCGATCGTGAAATTTGCAGTCGTGTTCAAGAGGCATGTTTTGTTCCGTTGGTAGCGTCCGACCTCCGCGTCGGACGCACATATTGCCGGTTGCGTTCGAACATTGGGGCCGATGTTCGCCCGGCGCGGAGGCCGGGCGCTACCGTTAGTTGCCGGAATAGTTGTGCACGATCTGGATTATTTTGACTTCTTTGTGGCTGGTGTACGTGGGGGTCCAGTTGCCGCCCGTGGCGAGATTGGCGTCGCTGGGGTTCGCGCCGCCGGAGCCGCTGTTCCATTGTAACCCGCGGGGAGCCAATTCGATGTCGAAATCGCCGCGCAAACGCACAGTGACCGTTTCGCGGTCCGTGGCGACGTAGGGGATGTACGTGGTGAAGGGCAGCGTGGCATAGACCTGCATGCACTGCGCGCCGAGACCCAGCGTGAAATACTTACTGAACGGCGCGCCCACGGCGGTCAAAGCGGGATCGTCCACCATGGCCTTGATCTTGCCCAGGCAGTTCGTGTCCGTGTTGCCGGCCAGGGCCTGATCGCCCACGTTGGGATAGCTTCGTCCGATGGCATCGTTGTACAGGTCCTGCAACGATTCGCTGCGCATCACCAACGAGGTGATCAGGTCGCGTGCATCGGCCATCAGGTTCAGGCCGCTGTTGAGCACGGCGGGTGAGAGATTGGTGCGTGCACTTGCGGAATAGGGTGAGACTGTGTGCGCAGTCGCGGTCATGCCGCCGACCATGCCCATCAATGCGGAGATCACGCTGCGCTGAATGTGCAGCGCCATGTACTCGCCCACTTGACGGCCGTATTCGGCGCTGATCAGTGCCGCGCGTGTATTGTCGTCGTTACCCAGTCCGGCCAGCCGCGCCGCGTCGTAGGTCCATTCGACGGGACCGACCTTGCGGTGCAACTTAACACCCTGGTCGTTCACGGCCGTCAGCTTCTGCACGGTTGAGGCAGCGTTGCTGGTGATGTCGCGCACCGAGATCAAGCCCAGCCCCATGCGTGCGAAACGCGGTTGCTGCAGATATTGCGAGACCTCCATGGTAGGATCGTTGAGGAGCTGCACCGGGCTGTTAGGGCCCGAGCCCACCAGGCGCTGCATCAACTGGATTGAATCGTTAAACGCCTGCCGCGTGTACTGCAACGCGAGCTGCGGCAGGAAAAAATCGGTTGGCATTGTGACTAGCATGGCGGGCACTCCGAGGAACGAGGATGGAGAAATGAGAAACGAGTACGGCTTCGGAAATCAATATGATCGGTCTACAATGTAGTTATACGCGCGGCGCTTACTGTCCTAATTTTTTTCTCTGTTTTGCGATGTATTTTTGCTGCAACGCTTCGGCGTATTGCGGATCCTCAGCTTGGAGTCTGGCCAATAGCACGGGGTTCTCTTTGACCTGGCTCCATTTTGTGATTTCGGTTTTCAGGGACGTGCCTGCGCTGCCGGTTGAGTTTCCGCCGCTGGCGCCGCTGCCGGATTGGACGGTGGCCTTGACCAGGTAGGGCTTGGATTTGGCGAGGCCCTTGACGGCGTCATCAATCGAAAGCTCTTTAGACACGTCCACAGTGCCCACGCGTTCTGTCGTGGGGATATATAGACGCCCGTCGCGTTCCTGCGTCAACGGGAGCAGCTCGCGGATCGCGTCGTCGGGGTTGAACCACGGGATGGAACTGGCGGCGGCGCGCACGGCGTTGTGGCGTTTTTCCTGCGCGATCAGCTTGTCGCGCTTGTCGATCTCGCCGCGCAGCGCGTCAAGCTGCGCTTGCACGGATTGTTTTTCGGTCTCGGTCTGTTTGACTTCGATTTTTGGTTTTTGCAGTTCGATCACGTGGGCTTGCAACTGCGAGACGGTGGCGACAAGGGTTTGGTGGACGCGATCGCGTTCGGCGCGGCGCGCCGCCTTGACCTCGGCCTTGGAGGGTTCTGTTTTCGCCGGTTCGGTGACTACCACGCCGGCCGCGCCTTCGGCCACGCCCGCGGTTAAACAGATCTGGAAGGCCATGCCCATGAGGCGAAAATTCATTGATGTGTGCTCCTAAGTGGTAGCGTCCGACCTCCGCGTCGGACGAATGTAATGCCGGTTGCGTGCGAACATTCCGGGGCGATGTGCGTCCGACGCGGAGGCCGGATGTGCGTCCGACGCGGAGGCCGGATGTGCGTCCGACGCGGAGGCCGGATGTGCGTCCGACGCGGAGGCCGGATGTGCGTCCGACGCGGAGGCCGGATGTGCGTCCGACGCGGAGGCCGGACGCTACCTTAAACGTTGTCAGACTCCGTGACCGGCACTCGCTCGCTGACAGTCTGCGGTGCAACGAGGGGCGCGCTGGGCCGTAAATCGCGGTTGATCAGCGCATCGGCTTGCGCGTCGCTGGCGGCCACGTCTGTGTCGCTGGCGTTGCCCATGACATGCCGGGCGAGGCGCTTCATCAGGTGTACGATCGCGGTGCGCATGTCGTATTCGGCCAGGATCGGCATGGCTTGATTGGCGATGGCCAGTTGTTCGGGCAGGCCCGTGATATCGTACGATTCGGGGAATTTGATCGATGCCTTCGATTCGCCCGCGCCGGACATTCTGGCGGCCAGATCGAGGCACCATTGAAACCCCTCTTGAAGGCAGACATTCGCCAGCAAGAACAACACGCGTTCCTCGCCAGTTTTGAACGTCCACGCCTTCGAGATGCCGCTTTGTTGCACGGGCCCAGACACGCCCACATCGGTGCTCTTGTTCGCGTTTTCGCGGGCCTTGTTGCAGAGTTTTTCGTACATCGTCAGCAGGCGGTCCACGGCAATCGGGTCGAGTTGCGTGAAGGCTAATTTTTCTTCGTCGCGATCTCCCACCTTGCCTTGGAGAATGTTGAGGTAGCTGGATCCCAGTCCGATGTCCGCGATTTCCTTGTCGTCGCGATTCGTGGTCAGTGTCAGGATCGGAGCCAGCATGTGCAGCAAAAAGAGCAGATCGGAGAGCATGCGCGTGGCGGCCACGTCGGCCTCGGCGCTGGCGCGCAGGTTACTGCGGCCCACGCCATCGCGCGCGGGGAAGGGATGAAACAGCCTGAAGGGCACAACGGGGGTGCCGTTCACGTTCTGGGCACCGTGCGCGAAAGTTTGCGGGCCCGTGACCGACCAGCGCCCTGATTTGCGTTTCTTGACTACCGTCCAGACATTGACGGCCTGGCGGTCGATCACGCGCACCGTATAGGTCTCGCGTGGTTTTTCGTCCCAGGTGGCCGCCTGAGCCACGCATTCGACGGTCTTGACCCAGGACAATCCGTAATTGTCACTGCCGTATCCACGGATCTGATGTGCGGCGTACGGGGCGAAGACGATGCGGCCGAGTCCGCGCTGCTGCACGGTGGCCAGCGATGTGTTGTCCGGATCCACGTCGTCGGGCAGGCGTTCGCGGTCGATATGCACACCCGCGAATCCACCGATCTGGCAGGCGGCCGCCACGTTGACGATCAGGTCCTGGAGGCTGGCGCCTCCACATGTGGCGCGTGACAACAGCGGCTGCAGGGCATCGGGCAGATCGATATCGGGTGGCTTGCGAAAGAGCGCGCCCTGGCGCGATTGCAGGATGCCGGGCATCTCGGGGACGAAGGGCGTCATATCCAAACGTTTTTGATATTCGGTATTCGATTCCATCTGGTGCTTTGGCAGGTAACGCGATTCGGGCCCGCCCACGTTGTAACTACTGCCGTCCACGCTGGCCTGATTGGGATTGACCGGGATGGGTGAATTGACGATCCCCGGCGCGCGCTGATCAGCCTTGCGGCTGGTGCGCGTGATGATGGCCGTGCGCCCGTCCAGCACGTCGTCAACGATCTTATTTTCGCTGACGAGCGGTTCGAGTTCGGCGCTGCGAGCCAGTAAAGATTCGGCTAAGTCCTGTTCGTTCATTTTGTTCCTGGTAGCGTCCGACCTCCGCGTCGGACGAACATAATGCCGGTTGCGTGCGAACGTTCGGGGCCGGATGTGCGTCCGACGCGGAGGCCGGATGTGCGTCCGACGCGGAGGCCGGATGTGCGTCCGACGCGGAGGCCGGATGTGCGTCCGACGCGGAGGCCGGACGTGCGTCCGACGCGGAGGCCGGACGTGCGTCCGACGCGGAGGCCGGACGTGCGTCCGACGCGGAGGCCGGACGCTACCCAAAAATGCCGCGGCGTTTCATCTGCGCGGGAAGACCCACATATTTCTGCACTGGCCATGACACGGCCGCCTTGCCTTTGGCGCTGCCGACGATCAAGGCGTTGACGCGCGCGATACCCTGAACGATTTCCCCGCCGTGACCGCCAGACAGGCTGCGTTGCCCGATAGCAGGGATTCCCATCTGGGCGAGAAGCGCAACGCTATCAGGGCGGGAGCGGTCAGCGACGGAGCATTTATAATTGTGGTTCGAGTTGCCACTCATAGTAGTTATACGCCTGGCCAGATCCGGCAGCGACAACCCCAGCGCGGCCGAGTTGGGCACGTACAGTTCCTGCCAGATGTGCAGATGCCCCTGTATGCCGTTAGGAGCAGGCGTAATCACCAGGTAGCGCAGCGCGTCGCAGGCGTGGTTGTCCACGTCAGCCGGGCGTCCGGATGAGTCGTAATGATACGCCAGCATTTCGCGGATCAGGTTGGCGCAATGCGGGTCGATGGTCAGCGCCGGGCCGTCGCCCGGGATCACGGCGCCCCACAGGCATACGAACGGATCCACGCCGCCGAAGTCGATGCCGCGGTAGAGCGGCCAGTCGCGGTGCAGTTCTATTTTGCGGATGAATTTCTGGCTGCTCTCGCCATGCGCGCTGAAAAGTTGATAGATTCTGCCCTCGGCAGACTCGAAGGCTTCCTCGGGCGTGGCGGGGTATTCGCGTTTCATGTACAGCGGATCGGCGAGGTTCTCTTGGGATTCGCGGGAGTACCAAGCCGCGTCTCGGCCCGGCCTGGCGCGCCAGTCGAAAAATACGGGGGTGTAGCGCGTCTTCGTGGTGGATGACGCCAGAAACAGCGCGTAGAAATCGCCGGAGGGTCCGCTGGAAGTGCTGCATATGACGATCTGCCCCCCGTTGGTTTCGACGGCCGGCTGCGCGGCGAGGCGCGCGGTTTTGAGCAAATCCATGTACGCCGCTTCGTCGAAAATTATGAGGTTGGCACTCAGTGACCGGATGGCGCGTTTGGTGCAGGCCACGGAGCGGATCATCGAACCGTGCAGGTTCTTGTTGAATTCGAGGCGCAGGCGGCTGTCTCGCGTGGCCGTGCGCCGTAAAAAATCAGGGAGTTGATCCAGCACGAAGCGGCAGCGGTCCAGGAAGTCCGCGGCATATTCCTTGTCCTGGCTGACCACGACGACGGTGGCGTGCTTGCGGAATAGCACCAGCCAGAGCGCAAAGGCAACCAACAGCCAGGTCATGCCCAGTCGCCGCGCTTTCAGAATCGCCAGCCATTCGCCGCGTTCCAACTGCTGTGCGATCTGCACCTGGCAGGGCCAAAGGTTGAACGGCACGGTCTGGTGTGTGACGGCGTCCTCGACACGCACGAAGCGGTTGCAAAACAACACGAAGCCGCCTGGCGCCGCGCATTGGGCCGCGAGTTTCCGGCATTCATCGGCAGTCAGTTTAGTCGCTGTCGATACTGAATTGTTTATTGCCACCGGACGGGCCATTTATTTTTTCCAGAGTCTGAATAGCCACGAGCATTGAAGCCATGGGCTTCATGTCTCCAGATTCGATTGTCACCGCGGCTTTGTTGATGGCCGCCTTTAAGATTCGCACCAGGTCGGATTTGCCCAGAGATTCTGTCTCGGCCTTTTTGGTTTCGGCGTCGGCGTCGCCCTGGGCCTGCGCGGCGTTCAATAATAGTTCCTGTTCGCGCATCAACGCCTTGAAGCGGCAATCGCGCATCAAGCGGCGGATCGTGGTCGCACCGATGCGGTCCATGGATTCGTACTGCGTTTGTAACGCGGCGACGGCGCGTTCCACGATGCCACCATGGCGGGCGAGTTCGCGTGCGATCAGTCGTTTTTGGCCAGCGTCATACATATAGACAGAAGTGAGAAAAGAGGAGTGAGAAACGAGTTTGCTCACTTCTGTTTTCTCTATCCTCTTTCCTCGCTTTCGGGCGCTTCGGCGTCCGCCAGCCTGGCTTGTTCATCCTCAAGTTCCGTGGCGCGGCGGGCGTCCAGCACGTCTGAAGACGAGCGCAGATGGCGCAGATGGTCCTTGGCGGCCTGGTGCGCGGCCTGTTGGGCAAATTGGGCGAATGTTTTGGGTCCGGGTGTCCAGCGCGATGCGCGGCGCCACAGGCCTGGCAGTATGGCATCGGCGAGTTCGGCGCGCGCCTCGGATTTCAGGCGGCGGCCGTAGTGCGCGGCTGCGACCCTGGCGTAGCGCAGGCAGAGCAGGCCCTTTTCGTCGTCTGACAGCCGCGCGGATGGAGGCGTGAGAAGCGAGCCGTTCTCGATTCTCTTTTCTCGTTTCTCTTTTGTGGCCGTTTTGATACGCGTGTCCCTCCTAATGAGTTATACGCTTGTATCGGCAATTGCTACGGTTTTGGGTCAGATCGAACTTTGCGCAGACACAGCCGTCCTGGGTGCATTCGCCCCAGGCGTTGTTCGTGCTGGCAATCCTATTTTGTAAAAACTGGGGTTGTCCGAGGTTTCTGACTCATCCCTTATGCTTTTTATATACTTTCGTGGTTAACATTGTAACTGCTCGTAACTTCATCGGCGCGGACCCGAATTTGATAACCACGAAAGTTGTTACGTTAAAACAACCCGCCATTCGGTGCAGCGACTTAGACGCGCACACGGTAGCAAGGCGACCCAGAAAGGTCAAGTCCAATCCATTTTCACGCGCCCGGCAATTTTTCAGCCGGCCGTGGCACCAGGCAGCGCATGGGCTGAAAGTGTTTACATTTGTGGCAGTATGCTTGATTTTCGATTACCATTGATGCAGTCCTCCACCATCTGAATTCTTTGCCCGATGAAAATCATACACGGCACCGCCATTGAATTTCCAATTGCCTTGTATCGTGGCGAATTGGCAGCGGGTTTTCCGCGATACGGGATTGCGGTGTAATTGTCTGGAAATCCTTGAAGACGCTCGCATTCCATCGGTGTTAGGCGACGAACTGAGTTTTGAGTTACCGTGAGCTTCGATTCTTGACTAGCATTATCCGCATACGCTTTAGTGCTCGATGGCGAAGCAATCAGCGTAGTTCCGCGCCCGGTTCCATCTTCGCTTGCGTCGAATCCTTCGCCGCGCAAGGCGTGCGTAACTAATTGCGTTTGAAATCCGTCTTTAGAAGGGTTTGCACTTATTGTCTTAGCCACGAGGAGATTATCAGTCTCATAATCTAGGCGTTGATTGCTCGAAGTCAGACTTCGAACAATCAAATTTTCTTCAGGGCCGCCGCAGCTATTGCTTCCAGTGACGCTTCTAATTGTACAGGCAATTTTTCTCCTTTCTTTTTGGCACGGCGGAGAATTCCACTGCAGACTAGCGCGCTCAAATAATACTGCGGCTGCACGTCGCCAGTCTCCAAGATATCCGACAACGAACACGCGACGGCGGCGCTGTGGAACTCCGAAGTATTGAGCGTCCAGGATTCGATAGGCCCACCCATACCCGCATTTTGCCAGCCGCCCGATGAAGGTTCCAAAATCCCGTCCTTCGTTACTCGACAAGACACCGGGCACGTTCTCCCATACCACCCATTTACATCGCAGTCGCTCAGCCAGCGCCACAAACTCAATCGCCAAGTTACCGCGCGCATCATCCAAGCCGCCTCGCTGGCCTGCAAGGCTGAAAGATTGACACGGGGTTCCGCCCACAAGAACATCAATTGTTCCTGCTCGCTCGATTCCGATTTTTGTAAAGTCGCCAAGATTTTTTATCCTCGGATAATAATGAGCCAGGACCGCAGAGGGGAACGATTCAATCTCGGCGAAGAATTGCGCCGTCCAGCCAAGCGGCTTCCATGCTACAGTGGCCGCTTCTATTCCAGAACAGATAGAACCGTATCGGAGTTTCATCGTCATTACCCCGATCGCGACCCTATACCAAAACCTGAACCTGACCACGAACCTGACCAAGAAAATGACCCAGACCTAGACGATCGCGAACCTGAACCTGATTAACACAAAACAGGGTGATATTCTCGCCCATGCGCTGGGTGTTCGGCGCGGACGTGGCGAGAGCGTTTTGTTCTGCGCGCGTAATGCGCGGCAAAGAGCAATTCGATTTCGGCTGCACGGTCCATGAACAGCCACATGAGCCTGAGCATGTGTTTGCGCTGTGGAAAGGATTTGGCGTTGCGCCAATTCACCACTAATTGCGCGCGCACATGCAGGACGCGTTGAAGGCTGGAGACCGAGCCGAAAGTTTTTAGGATTTCGGAAAGTCGTTGTGCGGGCGTGGTCATTAGTGTGGCCTTCCGTGCAACGGTACCCAGTCCTGTTTGCGGTATTGCGGATCGCGCGGTTCCACCGTCTTCAATAGCCGCCACGCTTCGACCCACGGGATCGTCTCGACCGTGTATTTCGTGCCGTCCACCGCATAGCGTTTGTACGCGGGGGCGTGATGCATCATCCAATCGACCCAGGCGTCTGGATTCTTTTTCGTGCGCGACAGCACATCGCGCAGCCGGCCGTGGACCTTGGACGGTTTGCCATTGAGCGCATCGCGCAGCACGTTGAGCTCGCAATCGGCGCAGGCCGTCAATGTCGAGATCAGGCGTCCTAGAACCTGGGATGCCCATAACTCGGCGGAGGTGTGCGCGTCTGTGTGCAGATTGGCGACAACGCCCTCGACCCACATGCGGCGATAGGTGGCGTGGATGGCCATCATCTGGTGTTTGCGCTGATTTTTATCCATGCTAGATGAGCTCCGCCATTGCCGCGCAGTCCAGCACATAATTCAGCGCGGCGATTTTTCGGATTGTTTCCTGGCCGCGCGCGATCTCGGCCGCGTTGTCCGGGCCGGGAAATCCCGGGCGGCGCTCGGCGGCGAGCAATTCCGAGTGGCGTTTGGCGTCGAACCCGTCCATCAAATCGTCGCGAACGATCCTGATCAAAATCGGCACGTCGCGCACGGGTACGACCTGGGCGGTCGCGCCGCCCAGCGTGACAGTGTCGCCTGCACCGCTATGTCGCACCTCAGTTCGCTGTTTTTCGGTGACGCTGTAGGGGTCTGGGTACATTGTATCTCCAAGGTAGCGCCCGGCCTCCGCGCCGGGCGAAATTGTGCAACTCCAAGGTAGCGCCCGGCCTCCGCGCCGGGCGAAATTGTGCAACGGAACGTCCAGGGCAGAGCCTGGACGCTACCGATCAGAATGGCGCGTCCATCAGGAATTCCAGCGCGTCGATGCGGCGTTGTGCGCCACGGCATTGTGTTCGGCAATATTTTCGCGCATCTTCCTCGTTCTCCGGACTGCGAAAAATGCAATCGTCCCGATAGGCGCGATGCTGTTTGATGCGCGATGCCAATTCGTCGCGCATATCGCTGATGATTTTTCGGGCTGTTTTTGTCGTCATGGTATCGTTTTTCCGCTGGGTGTGGGGCGGGGCGCCCGCCCCCCGATTTTTTTTATGCCGCGATGTCGTCGGCGTCGGCGTCGGCGCTCACCCCCGCGCCCGGTGCGCGTGTCTCCAGGTTGTCGTAGGGGGTCTGTTTGCAGACCGATTTCAGGCCCCTCATGAGCTGCGGATCGTCCTCGTAATATGCGCGCAATTTCGCGGCGCTCGGCGTGCGCGGACAGAATTTTTCAAACAGGTTTTTCGAGAGTTGTTTTTGCAGACCCTCGAGCAGCCACGTCCACCGATTTTTGATCGAGAGGATTGCGCGCGAGCCGTTTGCGCTCAAGAATTGCTCCCGGTTGTCCAATTTCATCAGCGCCACAGTTTCGTCGTGATTCTGTTTCAGTTGTATTTTCAACAGCTCGGCCTGCCGCAGCATTTCGACGCGCATCGGCACCAGTTGTTCCAGCCGCGCCGCGATGCCCTGTTGTTTTTGTGTGTCCGTTTTCATTTCTCTGTCTCCTGTGTTTCGTTTCTAGATGCACAGTTCGATCAGCACCCACAAACAGAGCAGTGAGATCCCGCTGAGCACCAGTATCGCCACGGCCCCGGCCAGGGCAGCGCCCCGAAATTCCGCGTCCGTGGGTTCGTCGAATTCATCGCGCGTGTCGTGGAGTTGCGCGATGTCGTCGTCAACGATCTGCATGTTTATTCCCCCTGTTCCTGTATTCTCATTAGCTGTCTCAGGTACGGAGACAGCGACACGTTAAATCCTCGCGCCCTGGCGCGTTCGCAGCGCAGCGCGCAGGTGGTAACGGCCTCGCGCTCGTGGGGTTTCAGTGTGCGGCGTTGCGATCGGATCAGGTGATGCACGCGCAGCAACGGGCTGCGCGTTTCCATGGGCGGATCGTACCGGGCGTTCATCCGAGGCAGCCTCCGGACATGGCTCGCAGGCCCTCATCTGTGATTTTTACGTCGGCTCGGTGATAGGGTTCGGGCGGTAAGTCGATGCTAATTTTTTCGCCCGCACACAGCCGGCGGATGGAGAGCGCCATGAATTGCATGGGTACGACTAAGGGTTTTCCGTTGTCTCGATCCCTGACGTCGCAGATCAATTCTTCGATGTGTGTGATGCGGCGATGTATGTTTGCGCCGGTGAATATTTTTTGTTTCGCCTTGTACTCACGGAATACGATGTAATCCCCGACCCGGAATTCGCGGTCGGTGTTGTGGCGCATGTCGCACGTTTTCACGCCGTCGCTCATGGGCCCAAAACATTCCGGGACCGATTTGAGATAATGGACCTGCGGCGCGATGTCTGTTTTTACGGCGTCGATGGCCTGCTGATCTCGTTTCATTTTCGCCCTGACACGGCGTAGGCGCGCCGCCATAATTTCGTGCGCGTTGAGGTCTGCCTCTATTTCGTTGAGTGCTGTGTTCGACATCGTTTTTCCTCCTGTTTATTTTTCCCCGCCCACGAAATTGCGGGGCGGGTGTGTTTGAGAAGTGAGGATGGAGAAGTGAGAAACGAGCGGTGCCCGTGGAGTCGCCAGAACGCTGGGGGGGAATACGCTCGGGCGCGGGCCGTTCTCTCTCCTCACTCCTCCATCCTCACTTCTCGCCGTTTATCCTGCTGCCACGCTGGCCGCCGGCTGGTGTTCGAACAGATTGGCTGATTCATCACTCAGCAGCGCGGGCTGCTGTGCGTCGCGCGATTTTTCGAGGCGCTTTTGGCCGTAGTCGTAGACGCGGCAATGGGGCCGGAGCAGCTCGCTGCCGGCCGGCATCTGTGCCATGTAAGACTTTGTTTTTTTGTCCCAGCGGTCGATCATGGTGACCACGAATATCACGCGGATCGAAATCTCGCCGCTGGCGGCGGCGGCCTGCGCGCAGCGCTGGATCGTCAGCATCGTGGCGGGCAGGACCGCGCCCGCGTGATCGAAGACCAGGGTCATGCCCTGGCCTTCGTGCTGCGATTCAGCCAGCTTGGCCAGGCGCCCGACGTAGCCCATGCCCGTGACACCGTTGCGACGGCACGCCTCGCTGATGGCGCTGTAGGCGCCCCCGCCCGCATGCACGTGGATGATGGACGGGCTCTTGCGCACTGCCTCGCTGATTGCGGCGCTAACCCCGCAAAAATTTTGAGACTGCTTAACCACGTCGATCTGCGCGCGGCCGGGTGTGCCGCGTTCGCTGCACAGCGCGATCATGGCGCGCTGGCGGGAATCGAATTTCAGGCTCATATTGTGTCTCCCTTGGGGTTGGATTTTACTGTGACGATTGACAGTTTATGCGCGGCGAATATCGGGCTGAAATATTTGGCCAGCGCTTTGACGGCGGGCGGGTTTAGCTGGCCATCGGCCAGGCCGATGCGGCGCAGATACGAATCGCCGTGCTGGCTGACTAATTGGAACGCGTCCATGTGCGCGACTTCCACCGCGCCTGTTGACTGCTGTATGTTTGGATCGGCAAACGTTTCGTCAATGATGGGTGATTTGGGCTGCACTGGATTGATCACGGGCAGGACTTCGTAGGCATCGCATGTCAGCACGCCAGTTTTGGTGTCGAAGGTGGCCACGGCGCCGCGTGTCTGTGTCTGTTGCGCGTTGTACGCGTACAGATATTGGCGCGCGCAAGCCTGCAGATAGTCGGCGTTGTAGCTGCCGCTTTTGGCCAGTTCCGCGCAAACGAAATTGTGCGCGCGGGTCGCAGTGCCACCCGCCGATTTTTCCTCGCGCGTGTTGTGCGCGATCAGCTTTTTGGCGATAAACTCGGTGCGCGCCAAATCGATCACCAGCATGCCGATTGACATCCCGGCTGTATTCGCCGCATGCCTGGCCGTGAGCGCGCGCTTGTAGAGCTGCCCGATCGAGTGCGCGGTTTTCTCCAGCGGAGATTCCGCCTCTGCCCGCGCCACGATGGGCACGGGATCCTGTACGACGGTCTGCATGTTTCCCTCCTCCCGGTAGCGTCCGAGCTCCGCCTCGGACGTTCCCTGATACTGCAAAATGGTTCGTCCGACGCGGAGGTCGGACGCTACCAGCTATCCGTAGCTGGCAGAATCTCGTCTGTCGTGCCCTGCCGAATCGACTTGCGGTAATTGCGTTTGTCGCGGTCTCGATTCTTGGCGAATTCATCGGCCTGATTGTGTGGCAGACCTTTAAATTGACCCACGACGGGCGCGGCGCTGTCCTGCCAGTATTCGTCCACAGCCACGCTTTTGGCGGTGTGCGAGTGGTACTGCACGCGGGCACCGTCGTTCTCGATCACCAGCACGCGGAACATTTCAGGATCGTCGTTGGCACGCGCGCCAGGTGGCAGGATCAGTGCGTATTTTTCTTCCGCTTTGAACTGCCAGCCGCCGTCCGGAACGACCATCTCGGCGCACCAGGCTTTGTCAGCCAGTCGCACGCTGACTCGACCGCGCACGATCTGCCCGACGCGTGTGGCGCGGATCAGGTTTTTGATTTTTAGGTGGCCGTTTTCGGCAGGCTGAAACAAGTCGGTGGCCTGGGCGCGCAGGGCGCGGGATGCGACCGCGCTTTCGAGGTCCCATAATTCCTGGCGGGATTTAGGGCAGCCGCGGCGGTGTAGTTTTCCCGCGTTCAAATCGCAGAGCGCAGTGTTAAGCATCTCTAAAAATTCGAGTTCGTTTTCAGCGTCTGAAATCTTTGTCAGACCCGCGCCGCTCATTTCAGCGGCGATGGCTCGGGAAGTGCCGCGCTTGACGACGTGTTCCTTGAAGCATTTGACAGCCACTTCAGCGTGCGCATGGGACGTGGGACGCATGCCCAGTCCGACATACGGAGTTGTGCCGCCCAGTAGCCAGGCGATGACGCCATCGGAAAGTATCTCAGAGGGATGCACGCCAGGGTGCAGGCTGCGCAGCCCGACCGTCAACGTCGAGATCGCATCGTTGATCAGCCATTCCGGGAAATAGTCCATACCGCGCAGGAATTCCAGCATCACATCCTGGCGGTCGTCTTTCGGACGCCAGCCCTCGGATTCCGAAGTGGCCGCGAGGTTGGCGCAACGCACCTGCGCCGATGCCACATCCGCATGCACGAACAGCCAGCGTTTTTGCTTTTTCTCGTAATCGTGCTGGCGAAAGCGCACTGGCCATCCAGTGGCGTCCACTAAGGAGACCTGCCCGGCATACTCGGCGCGGAATCCAACACATCGCTCCAAGAGATCGTGACTGCGGTGTTCTTTTAAGCGGTCCACCCCGCCACGCCGCTCCCGTAGGATTTTCTCCAGCGTACTCAAACAGGGTGTCGCGCCTAAAATGTCTGGATGATTTTTCAACGCCACTTGGATCGCCTGGTTTGAAAGCACCCCCTTCAGCACGGTGCGTAGAGAGCCGAGGCTGTACTCGCCCGCGCCCTTATCGTGCGTGTCGCAACGGTGGCTGGCCAGTGGCCCGGAAAGGACTTCGATCAGCGCGGCGTGTTTGCGCTGGACATGCAGTTCTGGACGCCGCTTGCGCAGCCTCGTTCCAGTGTGGCGCGCCAGGCGTTTCTGGATCGCCTCCGTGCTGAGAGTTTTACCGTCGCGGGAGACGGCCCAGGACTGCGCGGCGATCCAGGTATAGAGTGCGCGTTTAGCGGCCTGGGGCTCGGGCCGGATGGCGGTCAACATCAGGTAGTGGCGGCGGGCGTCGGACCAGTTACCGGGCATTTCTGGGGCTAAAGGGGGGTTGTCCGAGGTTTCTCGGACAACCTCTGACGGGGCGGGTGTGCGGGAATTCTCTGTTTGGCTCGCTTCATCTTCGACCCTATCACGGCGGAATCCGAGACGGCTTTGAGGAAGTCGTGGTATAGGCATACCTCCTCGCACGCCTGCGATAGTTCCTTCTGTGTTAATCCCGCCCACCATCGTGGGTTCAGTAGATTCAGTGGCGTCAGTTTCATGGGTGTCGTTTACTCCGGTAACAGTTCGCGGTATTCCCGCTTGGTGATCAGATGCATTTTCAGCGCGGCCGTCAGGGCTGCGTGAATATCGCTGGGGTTGCTGGGCATTTCCTTCATCACCACGACAGCCGCTAGCAGTCTGGTGCGCCTGGGAATGACCGCTGCGTTGATCAGGGCTAGATTGTTGTCTAGGAGAGTAAATTTGAGCATGTGTGTTTCCCTTTCTGCGGCGGCGCGGGCCGCCAGGGGTTGGTGGCTTCGGCCAAATATCATTGAGGGCATCGCGGAATGCCTGATCGAGCACGGCGGGTTTGATGGGTTGGTGGACTTCGTACCATTTAGCAATTGCGTCTAATAGCCATTGGGGCGGTGGGGAATCGTTCAGGTGATAATAAATTGCGGTCTGTTTTTTATGGGTTGCCGTCATTAGATCGGCAATTTGTATTTCGGCCATTCGAATTAAGTGTTTGGCATTCATGCCTAACATTTAAGCATGAATGCCTAACTCTGTCAACACTTAAATTTCGAAATTTCGTAATATTTTCCGTTTTTTCGCAAATCTGTATTATATTCTAAAAATGAGCATATCTTTAGGACGTACTATTCGCGAGGCTCGACGCCGTTTAAATCTCTCACAAACGACGTTAGGTAAAATGTGTGGCGTGGCGTTAAGCACTGTTAACAGGTGGGAGTTAGATAAGGTCGTTCCATCGTCTACGGCGATAGGTGAATTGTCGAAACACCTGGGATTGGACGTGCGTGATCTATTGGGCGGAGGGGTTGTCCAAGAAACCTCGGACAACCCGTTGACGCTGGAGAACCTGTTTAAAACGACGCCTGAATTAGAGAGGAGCCCGACGCCTAAAATGCATAAGTTACCCGTGGTAAACAGCATTGCAGCCAACCATCTTCCCACCTTTTCACGAGGGGCAGAAACTGAAATGGTTGACGTTAAGTACAGTAAGGACAAACACTACTGTTTACAAGTCAACGGCCACAGCATGAAGCCCACCATCTACGAAGGCGACCGCGTGATCGTGGAAAGCACGCGCCTGATACTGGAAGAATTCGACCCCGAACGCGGCCCCGCCGACAAACGCGCCTGGCTGAAGCTACACGAGGAAGTGGTCTGCGCCTGCGTAAACGACAGCGACCCAGTCCTAAAACGCCTGTGCGTCTACGACAGCCCAAAAGAGGAGGGCGGCTTCGTGATGTATTTGCAGAGCGACAACCGAAAATTAGCGCCGATCATAGTAAAAAAAGAAACGCGCCTGATCGTGGTCGGAATAGTGAAGTCGATCCTGCGCGACCCCAAAAACTACGAGTAACCACGCCGTTACCCATACATTAACCGCCAATTCACGCCAAATACGCCGCCGCGCCTCGATTTACGCCGTTGTAAAGCACCAGACCACGGCCAAGCGCTGGTTTCAC